ATGGAAAATTAGTTCCTTGGGAAGAATATTACTATTTAGATGGTAGTTCTATACAATCTAAAGCGGCAAAACCTTGTACGGCAAGTGGTGATAGCTGTACTTATACAAATTAAATTAAAGTAAAATTGATTTAATAATATATAAATAAATAATATAATAAAAATGATCATCCCAATTAAGTGTTTTACCTGTGGAAATGTATTAGCCGACAAATATTTATATTATGTAAAAGAAGTGCGTAAAATGAAAATTAAACAAGGAATTGATATGGAAGAAGTTGTTTATTTAGACAATAACAAAATTAAAAAAACACCTGAAGGAATTATTTTGGATAAATTAAACTTAACCAAAATGTGTTGTAGAAGACATATGCTAACACACGTTGATATTGAATAAATATTTATTAAATTATTAATTTTAAATCTAATTATAATTTATATGGCATTTACAAGAAAATATAAAAGAAAAGTAAAAAAGAGAAAAAAACAAAAAAAACAAAAAAGGTCACGTAGATATAATAAAACAAATAAAAGAAGAAGAAAAACAAAAAGAAAACGGCGTAAAAAGAATACAAGAAAAAATACAAGAAAAAAAAGACGCAGACAAAGGGGTGGATATGCTACTTATAAATGTGACTCACCGTCAAATATGGGAGAAATATATACAGGTATCAAGTTGAATACCAATCCTTTTTTACCAGATCCAAGAAATGGTAATACGAATATGAGGGGCAACCAAAAGGGTGGTAGCTTTATGAATTCTATTGGTTTAGGAGATGTATTATTAAATTATTATAAAGGAACCGACGCAATATCAAATCAACCTATTAGATATAATGGTGGAAAACCTTTAATAAATGCTGATCCTATGAACCAACCAGGATTAGAATCCCCGATTGCGTCTAGAACAACTGCCAATATTCCTAATTTTTATAATACAGCATCACAAACAGCGGCAGCAAATACAATATCATAATTTTTATATTTAAATAATATATAATGAATTCATTAAAATTATTTAATTCTTTGTGTACCCCAGCTCAACTTTATTTAGGTATGTCAGTTCTTGCTGTATTTACTCAATGTTATCAAAATGTTGGAAATCCAAATATGTTCGCTTGTGGATTAATGAAAGCAAGTACACCCATTAATAATATATTCTATATTGCCTTTGAAGTATTATATGTATTGGGATGGACTTATTTACTTAATATTTTATGTAAAAAGGGTTATAACCAACTCTCTTGGTTATTAGTTTTATTACCTTTTATTGCTATGTTTATCTTAATAGGTCTTGTAATTGTAACATTACAAAATAATTAAATTAAAAGAAATTATATATATCTTTTAATTTAAATTTTAAAAAAAACGCTTATGATATATTATATGAATCAAACAGATATTTCTTGGAAAACAATAGACAAGTATTTTAAAGATAATGAAAATATTGTTGTAAAACATCATCTTGATTCTTACAACGCCTTTTTTTCACACGGTATAAAAGAAATTTTAAAAGATAGAAATCCTCTTAGAATATTTAAAGATTTAGATCAGGAAACAAAACTGTATAAATATGAATGTAACATATTTTTAGGCGGTGAAAATGTAGATAAAATATATTACGGAAAACCTATAATATATGACGATTCTAGAGAACATTATATGTATCCAAATGAAGCAAGATTAAGGAATATGACATATGCTTTTACAGTACATTATGATGTTATTATGAAAATTAAGATTTTAATAGATAAAGAAGATGGTTCAACGGGTAAAAATAAATTTCAAATACACGAAGAAGTTTTGGAGTTTAATAAAGTCTATCTAGGTAAATTTCCTATAATGTTACAATCGAATATGTGTTTATTACAGGGTATTGCTCCTGAAGCTAGATTTAATATGGGAGAATGTCGAAATGACCCAGGTGGGTATTTTATAATTGGCGGTAATGAAAAGGTGATTGTTTCACAAGAAGGAAGAGGTGATAACTTATTGTATATATTAAAAGATATTAACGATATTTATTCTTATGCTGCCGAAATTAAATCTGTAAGTGAAGACGCGTCTAAACCTAAAAGAACACTTTCAATTAGAATTATTAAAGAACAACCATCTCAATCCAATAATCAAATTGTTGTAAATATACCTCAAGTAAGAAAACCTGTTCCATTATTTATAGTTTTTAGAGCTCTAGGTATAATATCAGATAAAGAAATTATACAAACCTGTTTATTAGATATAGATAAACACGAAAATTTAATTGATTTATTTATACCTAGTGTTCATGATGCTGGTAACATATTTACACAGCATTCGGCTATCGCATATATTAGTTCTTTGACAAAAGGAAAAACCAGATACCATACATTACAAATTTTAATGAATTATTTTCTACCTCATATTGGAGAATTAAATTTCAAAACAAAAGCATTTTATTTAGGTTATATTGTTAAGAGACTTTTAGATGTTTATACAGGTCAAGAAAAACCAACTGACCGTGATAGCTATGAATTTAAAAGAATTTCAGTTACAGGTAAATTAATTCACGATTTATTTAGCGAATACTATAAATTACAACTTGATAATATTTACTTGAAAATAGATAAAGAATTTTTATATAGAAAAAATAAAACAGCTTATCAAAGCTTAGATTTTAGAAATTTATTTTTAAATAACAAAGATCTTTTTTTTAAAGACAAAATTGTTGAAACGGGGTTTAGAAAAGCATTTAAGGGAAATTGGGGAGCAACAGCCCATACAAAAAAACCAGGAGTAGCTCAAGAATTAAATAGATTATCTTTTTTTGGATTTTTATGTCAGTTAAGAAAAACAAATTTATATATTTCAGCTGATGGTGCAAAAGTTATAGCACCAAGACTTTTACATTCAACACAGTATGGATTATTATGTCCCATTCATTCACCAGATGGAGGAAATGTAGGACTACATAAACATTTATCTACTTCTACTATTATTACAAAAGGATGTTCGGGAAGACCATTTATCAAATATATGAGAAAATTAAATATCAAATTACTTGAAGAATGTTCGTTAAATTATATGAAACATACTACCAAGGTATTTGTCAACGGTGCGTGGGTAGGATGCACTTCAGATCCCTTAAAAATAATTAATATTATGAAATTGCATCGACGTAACAAAATGATTGATATTTACACTAGTATTACGTTTAATATTAAAAGAAATGAAATATCTATTTGTACGGATGCTGGTAGGCCAATGAGACCATTATTTTATTTAATGAATGGAGAGATTTCATTTGAAAGAGAGAAAGTTTTGGAAGCTTATAAAAATAATACAATTAGTTGGAGTAATATAATTTATGGATTCAATAAACAAGACAAAGATGCGTTGGAAGATGAATGTAAGATAAATATTACCCCAAAAACAATACAATCTCTTGTTTCAAACGCTTCAGTAGTAGATTATCTTGACGCAGCAGAAACAAATGGTATCCTTTTAGCTCATTCAAATGACAAACGCGATGATTTTGTTAAAAAAAAAATAACCCATTGTGAAATACACCCATCATTAATTTTTGGATTTATGGCAAATCAAATTATTTATCCAGAAAATAATCCATATCCTAGAGATGCTTTTTCTTGCGGACAATCTAAACAAGCTGTATCGCTTTATAATTCAAATTTTCATACTAGATTTGATAAATCTAGTTTTGTTTTAAATTATGGTCAGCTTCCTTTAACAAAAAGTAGATATTTAAAATACGCTACACAGGAACAACACCCATATGGAGAAAATGCTATTGTTGCTGTTATGTGTTATTCAGGGTTTAATGTCGAAGATGCTGTAATTATTAATGAAGCTTCATTGAAACGAGGATTATTTAGAACTACATATTATAATACATATCAAGCTTTTGAAGAAATGGAAAAAATGGGAAGTATAAATATCGAAAAAAAATTTATGAATGTAATGGAAAATAATGTTATAGGTTTAAAAGCAGGTTATGATTATCAACAACTAGATGAAACATCAGGTATTGTCAAAGAAAACACAATTGTTACAGAGAAATCTGTAATTATAGGTATGGGCACAAATAGTATTACAAATATAGATACTTATATTGATAATTCTGTATATGCAAAAAAAGGACAAGTTGGTATAGTGGATAAAGCATTTATGACAGAAGGAGAAGAAGGTAAAAGAATAGCAAAAGTTAGAATTAGGGGCGAACGGGTTCCTCAAATTGGAGACAAATTTTGTTCAAGAGCAGGACAAAAAGGAACAATTGGTATTATTATGCGTGAATGTGATATGCCTTGTACAGCAGACGGAATAAGACCGGATATTATTGTAAATCCACATGCTATGCCGAGTCGTATGACAATAGGTCATTTGGTAGAAACATTAACAAGTAAAACGGCGTGTTTATATGGTGGTTTTGGAGATTGTACTGCTTTTACAAATAAAGGACCAAAAAACGTTCAATATGGTAAAATGCTAACAGAAGAAGGTTATCATTCAACAGGAAATCAAATATTATATAACGGAATGACAGGAGAACAATTAGAAACGGAAATTTATTTTGGACCAACATATTATTTAAGATTGAAACATATGCCAAAAGATAAAATTAATTATCGCGCTAGAGGTCCTAGAACAGCTTTAACAAGACAAACAGTTCAAGGTAGGGCAAATGGTGGAGGATTAAGAATAGGAGAGATGGATAGAGATTGTTTAGTAGCTCACGGTATGAGTTCTTTTATAAAAGAATCCATGATGGTAAGAGGAGATGAATATAGTATGGCTATTTGTAATAAAACAGGATGTATTGCTGTATATAATGAAGCAAGTAATATTTTCTTAAGTCCTATGGCAGATGGTCCTATTAAATTCGCAGGAAATATTGTTGATGATTTAAATGTTATTAATATTAGTAAATTTGGTAGAGATTTTAGTATTGTTTCAGTTCCATATGCTTTTAAATTATTAATGCAAGAATTACAAGCGATGAATATTCAAATGAGAATTATTACAGAAGATAATGTCGACCAGTTAATGTCTTTAACAAAAGGTGACGATATAGAAAAGCTAACAGGTGGTCCTTCTACTGATAATAATACATTTTATAACGTGGAACAAGTAAGAAATTTTGTGAAAGCGCAAAATTCTAAACTTAAAAATAAAGAAGAACTGGTTGTCAAGGAAAAAACACCAGAAGAAGAAATTAATACTAATCCAGAATGGGGTGATATTCCTGATATAGAAGAACCTTATAATTCAGGAACAAATGTTAATATCAAACTTGGTGAAAAAAATCAATATAGATTTAAAAAAGGAGAAATTGTTGTATTTAAAACAGACGAATCTAAAATTAAATATAAAATTATTGAGTTCGATCCTGTCGAAATGGCATATATTACACAAGCAATAGAAGGGCCTTCGGAAGGTAAATATAGAGATTCTCATATTGATGATCTTGAAACCCCTTATGAACCTATAAGTCCAGATTATGGACCCGACGATAATAGTCCTTTATCCCCATCGAATGAATTCAAACAATATTCTCTAAAACATAGAAATACAGCTGAAGAATCTACTCCTATAGACTCTCCTACAGACTCTCCTACAGACTCTCCTACAGACTCTATTCTTTTACAACCAGGTGAAGAAGATGAATACACAGAGGAACAAATAAAACAAACATGGAAAGATGATACTGCACAAGAAGTAAGAACAGAAAGCGACGATACACCCGTGTATGAAAAAGATTTGGGAAGTGCGGAAGAAGCCAAAGAAGAAGAAGCTGAAAAAATATTAGAAACAATAACTTCGTTAAATGAAGAAAAAACAGAAGGGTTAAATTTATTATTACCAGAAGAAGAAATAAAAGAAGAGGACAAGAAAGAGGATTCTAATATAACCAAGAAAATAGTATAAAATTTTATATAAAAAAATATATATAAAATTGAAAATATATAAAATTAAATATAATAATATATAGATAATGAGTAAAAAAGCCACAAATAGTCAAACAATTTCAAAACTTTTCAGTTCTAGAAAAATTATTTTAGATTTAGCAAAAAAAGGAGGATATGATGTTGAAGATTATGAAAGTTTTACAATCAACGAAATTCAAATTTTAAAAGAAAATAAACAGTTGGATATGTTGCTTGAAAAGGTAGAAGATGGGGAAACAAAAAAGATTTATTACA